CACGACCTCGAAGCTTTACACGAGTCCCGACCTCACGACGTGGACGACGCGCACGATCTCGACGACCACGGTCTACTCGGGCGTGGCGGTCTCGAACGGCATGTACGTGGCGATCGCGCAAGGCACTCCGGGTACGACCGGCACCTCGCGCGCGGCGTACACGACGGACCAGGGCGCGACGTGGAAGTTCTGCCTCGGCTGCTCGCTGCCGTGGATGTTCGGCACGTACACGCTCACGGGCGATCTGGGCGAGCGCGTGAAGTCCGCAGGCGGCCAGCAGTTCGCCGTCTACAACTTCGACAGCGTGAACTTCTCGCACTTCGTCGGCCAGTCGCCGGCGGTGTTCTGATTCACTCGCACGTGCCGGAGATGAACCCGGCGTCGGTGCCGGACACGTAGCAGGTCGCGCCCGGCGCGCAGGTCGCCCGCAGGTTCGTTCGGGTGCCCTGGCAGTCGAAGTCCTGCCCGTCGGTGCCGGTGCCCGACACGCTGTAGGCGTGGTACTGGCCGTCGCAGCCGACGTAGAGCTGGCCGCCGGCGGAGCACCAGACACTTCCGACGTGGTCCGGCGCCGGCGCGTCGACGCCGGTGTCACGAAGTGTCGAACCGTCCGCGCTGGAGTCGACGTTCGGTAACACGTCCGGGATGTCGGCGTCCGGCGACATCGAAGAATCGATACCCGTATCGGGATCTCGATTCGAGCTCGCGTCTTCGAGCGGCACGAGCTGGACGTCTGGCCCTGCGTCGGCCGCCGGTTCCCCTTCGACGCGCACGGGCGTCTCTTGCATCGGAGTGGCAACGCTCGACGAGCAGCCAACGAGCGCGACCGCGAGAAGCGCGTGACGGATCACGACTCGTCCTTCTTGTCGGCGTCCTCGAACTGGAAGGACCAGCGCTCGAGGAGCTCGTCCTCCTTGCTCTTCTGCTCGGCTGCTACTTCCTCGAGCAGAGGATTGGGGACGCCCTTCTTCTGCGCGAGCAGTGCGATGGCAACCTGCGAAGGACCGCTCGGCCGCATCCCGCGAAGCGCCCACTTCTGCACGACGTTCGGAGTCGTGTTCAGTTCCTGAGCGAGCTTATCCGTGCCGCCGCAAGCCTCCCGCAGCTTCGCCCACGCGCCTTTGAAGCTGGAAGGTCGACCTGGCCTCATCGAGGAGTTCGCAATCGCCATGCTCGGAACTTAGCATCCGGGGGAGCGATCGCAAGCCCAGATAGTTCAGAGATTGAACCTCCGGTTCGTGAACGCCCACTTCGCAAGGCCGACCGCATCCATGCCATTGTGGCGGATGGACTCGGTTAGCGCAAGCATCGCTTTAGTGACAACGGTCTGTTCTCGCGCACTTAGAATCGACCACACGCGCGGATGGTGGATCTCCTTGGGCAGGGTGCCCTTCCACTCCCGAGGTTCGACCAGTAGGACGTTTGCGACTCCGAGATGCTTGAGGACGCCGACGTACGTGCCGACCTGGACCGCGAGAGTGATGAGATCATTCGGGTCCCCCTTCGAGTTACGCGCGGGGTAGACCTTCGGCTTCTCGATGATGGCGGCACGCGGAAGGACGAAGTCGGGACGATAGATCGGGTGCCCGACGGAACAGGCCGTCACTTCGCCCCGTTCGTCAACGGTGCACCAGCCGGTATCTCGTCCGGGATCGATGGCTAGGAACGTCACCGATCAGAGTAGTCGGTATGTGCGAAGGCCCTAGTGGACCTTCGGACTGTTCTCTCCGGCCTCGAGCTTCGCGGCGAGATCCTCGGCAGCGCGAAGCTCCTCGAGCGTGAGGCCCGACAGGTCCGCCACCTTCGCGTGGTTCTCCGTCGACTCACCGCGAATCAGCCGGTCGCCCTTGATCACGAGGTCGACGAGACGTGCGAGGTCGGACAGCTTCGCGTCGCTGATCTCGATTGTGCGCGCGTCCTTCAGCTTCCGCTCGACGTGGATGGCGACGAGCTCGCGCAGGTCTCGCAGTACCGCCATGTGCTCGGCGGCGATCTCGCGGGCCTCCTGCTTGATGAACGACTCCACCTCGCGGTCGCGGACACGCTGCCAGTGGGTGTCGTACGCCTCCACGCGCTCGTGCCAGCGCCACTCGTTCGACAGATCACAGATCGACTGCGTGTGTCCAACGCCCGGGCGAATCAGCCGACGGGGCCGGGGCGCGTCGAGGAAGTCCTTGAACTTCAGGTACGCGGCCTCGGGCTCACCGGGCTGGCGGTGCCACGGCGGAACGTACGTGCCCGGGACGGGCTCCTGGCGGGCCTCCGCGGGAGGGGGCGGTACGAGAGGGGTAATTCGGTCGGCCACGGATCAGCGTAGCGAATTACGTCGGCGTTATTCGTCGTCCGGCATCCGCGCGGGCTTCCCCTTCGACAGCGCGGGGTGCTGGTCCTTGTGGGTCTTGCCGGCGCAGACATTGTAGACGGTCCCGAGCGACAGCCCGAGCTCGGTGGCGATCGCTTGAAGCGTCCACTTCTTCGACGGCTCCTTCGGGTCGCCGGCGCCGTCGTAGGCGTCCCTAAGCTCGTGGATCTTGGCGACGCCGGCTTCACGCAGCCGGCCCGCAGATGTCTTGTACTCCATGCAATAGCTTAGGAACGTAGTAGCCCTAACCCGATAATCGATTAGGAGGTCGAACGCCTACACTGATCCGTGAAGCTCCAATACGAGCCCGATCCGTTTCCGCCGCATCGCCATGAGGACGGCTGGCAGAACCCGATAACGGGTGTCGGTACATGGGATCGCGATAAGGCGCAACACGTCGAGTTCCGGACGCCGGAATACTCGCTCACGATGGACTTCGCGCGTCTGTCGTCGATGTACCACTACGACCCGCTGTCCCGGAAGATCGTCGACGCCTGGCCGAAGCACATGTTCCGGCGTGGCTGGGACCTCGAGATCGTCGGCGAGAAGAAGACGAGCCAGACGTACGCCGCGATCGCCAAGGACGTGAAGCGCATCGCGCTCGTCCCCAAGATGCGCAAAGCCGCCAGCCTCGGGCGCAACTACGGCGGCTCGCTGATGATCCTAGGCGCGAAGGACGGACGCCCGCTGGACCAGCCCCTCGACGAGGCGAACATCCGCTCTGTCGACTACATCAACGTGCAGGACCGCCGCTACATCCAGGTGGTTGCGTACTACACGGACCCGAAGCTGCCAAAGCTCGGAGAGCCCGCCGTGTACCGCGTCTTCTCGGGACCGACCACGGGCATGCCGAGCGTCGGCGCTCCGCCCGTCGAGTCGGCCGCGCTGTTCGACGTGCACGAGTCCCGCGTGATCCGTTTCGACGGCGCGGAGACGGACGACGTCGAGCGTCTGCGCCTCGGTGGCTGGTCTCACTCGGTGCTGCAGGCGCCGTACGAAGAGATCAAGCGCTTCATGCAGAGCTTCCAGAACGCGGGGCATCTGCTGAACGACGCGAGCCAGGGCGTCTACAAGCTGAAGGGGCTGATGCAGCAGCTCGCCAGCAAGCAGGGGCGGGCGAACCTGAACGCGCGCATGGCGATGATGGACATGGCGCGCAGCGTGGCGCGGTCCCTCCTCCTCGACGCGGACGGTGAGGAGTTCTCGCGCGTCGTCACGTCGTTCACGTCGGTTCCCGAGCTCCTCGATCGCTTCATGCAGATGCTCTCGATGGTGACGGGCATCCCGGTGACGATCCTCATGGGCCGGTCGGCGGCCGGCATGAACGCCACGGGCGACTCCGACTTCCGCGCGTTCTACGACGAGGTGCAGAGCGCGCAGGTTGACGAGCTCGAGCCGAAGCTGCTCCGCGCGTACCACGTGCTGCTCCTCGCGAAGAGCGGGCCGACGAAGGGGAAAGACCTCGACATCGGCTTCAACTTCCGCCCGCTCTGGGTCCCGACCGACGTCGAGAAGGCGGACGCGAACCTGAAGCAGGCGCAGGCCGACGCGATCTACCTCGATCGCGAGGTCTTCTCCCCGGAGGAGTGCGCGATCAACCGCTTCCGCGACGGCCGCCCGAACTTCACGACGACCATCGACCTCGACGCGCGCGAGGAAGCGATGGAGCAGGGCGTGAGCTTCGACGCGCACCCGAACGACCCCGAGGAGACGCCGGAGGACGGAACCGATGCGGCGAACGCCGGCGAAAACGACTCGGCCAAGTCCTGAGCTTCGGACGCGGCTCGAGGCCGCTTCGCTCGCGGGCTCGCACACGTACGTCGCCGAACTGCGCGCGCTCATGCGGGCGTTACACAAGGCGGTGCTCGCCGACCTCCGTCCCTTCATCGCGCTGTACGCCGGACGCCGGCAGGACGGCGGGATCTCGGACCTTGCCACGCGCGTAGGACACTTCATCGCGCAGGTCCCGGGCAAGGTGGCTCGCTTCTTCCGCAAGATGGCGGCGACGCTGGTGCAGGCGAATCGCGCGGTCATGTCCGAGATCCTGGGCAGGCCGCCGGCGGCCCCTTCACCCGGCGTGCTCGAGGCCGCGGAGCGGGAGAGCGTCCGGCTCGTGAAGCTGGCCGCGGAGCGATACGGGGACCAGATTCGCTCGACGCTGGCGGCCGGCGGGACGATGACACCCGAGGATCTCGAGGCCGCGCTGGCGAAACGGGGCGAGGTCTCGGAATCGCAGGCGGCCCTCATCGCGCGCGACCAGACTGTGAAGCTCAACGCGCAGCTCACGCGCGACGCGCAGCAGGCCGCCGGATACGAGCGCTATTGGTGGTTGACTTGCAGGGACGACCGGGTCCGACCGACGCACGAAGCGAACGAGTCGATCATCTTCGCGTGGTCGAACCCGTCTCCCATCACGGGACACCCGGGGCACGATCCGCTCTGCCGCTGCAACCCGATTCCGTACGACGGCCCGCTGGCGCCCGGCGAGAGGGTCTAGGACTCGTCGACACCCCTCACACGTCCGCCAGGCTAAATTCCTTGTCGGACAGGATTCGACGTTTCATGGTTTCCAGATTCTTCTTGGAGAATCTCGACAGATTGTTCTTCACGAAGAAGTGCGTCTTGCGTCGAATCATCCAGGTGAGAATCTGAGAGGGTGTCGGGGCGCCTTCTCGGAGATATGCAGTCTCGTTGAACTTGGCGACAACGGACTTCACGGTGCCCGCAATTGTCGGAGACGTGGATGAACTACGCAGGAGTTCCAAGCCGGCTCGTCCCATAATCTCCAGCACGTATCGAATGTGACCCAGCGTTTTGGCCGGCGGATTCACTGCACCGTCCGTGTCCAGATAAATCTCCAGCCAGTCATCGGAGATGAGGGGTCGATGCGTGTTGAGGGCCTCGAATCGCTCCTCCGCATTCTTCTGTTGTCTGTTCACGATGGCCGGCACGTCGGCCATTCCGAGAATGCGGGCGCAATAGACGCGACGGTGCCCGTCGTCGGTGAGGTATGTTCCGTCTTGCATCTCGCTCAGTTGCACGGGATTCAGCATCCCGTGTTTCTTCAGGCTTTCGAGGAGCCCGGAAACGGACCGCTGGCTCTTGGCCCTCGACTTGGGGTTGAAGTAAGCCGGAAGAATCTTGGACACTGAAACGTATTCGATTTCCATCTTCTAATCTCCTTCTTCTCTTTCAGCTCTCGACGTCGTACTCTTCGCTAGGCGTGACGATGTCCTCGAAGAGGGTACCGTCCGGCTTCTTGATCGTGATCTTGAACCAGCCGTCGTAGACCGCGTGCTCCCGGAGCTCGCCGACGACGGTGCCGACGAACTCCTTCTTGTCCCAGACGCGATAGAGCCGGTCGCCGTCGCGAAGCGTGGTCGCCTTGCGGCGGGTCTTCTTCCCCGTGACCGGCGGCCCGACGCTGGGCTCACAGTGCATGCACGGCTTCAGGAGCATGTGCTTCGGACAGGTCGGGTATCGCATCAGATGACCTCCCAAGCCCCGTTTCGACGCTCGGAGTGCAGCGCGTGAGCGGCGAGCGCGGAGGCGCGACGCTCGGCTGCGATCTTGATCGCCTCTCCCTCGTGGTCGGCCTGCACAGTGATCGACGCATTGCCGTGCTTCTGATAGTGGTGCTTCCCGACGAACATGTAATTCGCACCAATCAGACCGTCGACCCTACGAACGCGCGTGCCGTTTTCGTAGAACTCCACGTTCCACCAGGGTCGAGCGACCGAATCCGAGTCCAGAACGTACTCCTCGATCTCTGCGTCCTTCCGTCCTAGCCGCTGAATCTCGGCCTCCGCCTTCTCGCGCGTGGTCCAGACAGATTCCACGCGGTAGTCGCTGTAGCAGCCGGACGTGACGAGAAAGATTGTGCGATCCATCACTCCGCCCCTTTCCGGAGAATGACGATGAGGTCCGCGCGACGATCGATGAGCTTCTGCTCGTCGTGTCCGAGGTCCGCCGGATAGCTGGCCTTCTTGGGGTTGGCGATCCAGGAATCGGGTGACGGAGCGTTGGGGTTGGTTTTCACTAATCAGTGTAGTGGCTATGTGTAAAAGCCCAACTCGATCGGTCCGACCTCAGAGCACACGCGACATGCCGAAGAGCATGAGCAGCCCCTCCTCGGCGTCCTTCACGTCCTCCGGCGAGGCGGCCGACTGCTCACACTGGTCCGGGACGATGGCGCCGGCGAACTTCCGCATCGCCTCGGCGAACGCGCGGAATTGGCGAACGAGGTAGATGATGGCCTGCGAGCAGGCGTCGACCCGGTCGTCGTTCTCGCCGAACGGGAAGCTGGTGAGCTCGTTGCGGTGATCGATGACCCACGGGTTGAACAGCGGGTCGGGGTGGTAGACGTGCCCCGCGTGGAAGTCGCCGGTCACCGCGTTCGCGCGCGCCGTCTTGCCGCCCTCCGGGTTCACTTCCTCGATGCCGGGGATCTCCTCCTTCAGCACCTTGATGACGGCGGGGCCGTTCGCCTTGTCCTCGATGAGGACCTTCCCCCGCGACGCCGGCCAGCGGTCGCACATGTTCCGGATTGCCTGGCACGTCGAGGGGAAGTCCATGCGCGCGTGCACCTCGTCGAGCAGGAAGAAGTCCCCGCCCTTGCGTGCCCAGACCTGCCCGCACACGTAGTCGCTGCCGTCCGTGTCCTTGAACGCGCAGTCCCAGGACTGGATGACTTCGTCGAACGTCTCCGGGAGCGCCATCCACTGCCCGCTACCGCCGTACGCTACCTCGGACTCGATGTGCTGGTCGTCGTTCTGCCCGGGCCGGACCCAGGTCCGGAACCAGACCTTCTGGAACGTCGCGCCGCCCTCGGGCGCCGGCCGCTGCTGCAATTGCGACGCGGTGCCCGACGGACCCAGCTGGCGCTCGAGGTCCCGGACCTCCGACTCGGGGAAGCGCGCCGGCCAGAGCAGCTGTCCGGCCTCGGTGCGAGGGTCCTTGAACCCGAGCGGCGTGATCGAGACGGCCTTGGGCTCGTACCGCATCGGGATGCGGAGCACGACGTAGCCGTCCTTCTCTGAGTACCCGGCGAGGTCCTTCTCGTGAAGACGCTGCATCACTAGCACCGCGCGCGTCGTGGCGGGATCGCGCTTGCGCGTCTGCAGCGTGCCGTACCACCACTTCCGCGACTCCTCGAGCGTGACCTTGGAGATCGTCTGCGGCTTGTGCGGGTCGTCGATCAGCCAGTAGTCGTAGTGCCACCCGGTGGCGTCGCCCTTCGGCGTGGTGCTGGCGAACCGGAGCCCGTTCCCCGTCGTCCAGTATTCGCCCATGGCGGGCGCGCGGTCCTTGATGATGACCCGGTCGCCCCAGCGAGCTCGGAACCACTCAGACCTGATCAGGTCGAGCGAGTCGCCGGCTTCGCGCAATACGAGGTCCAGGTCGAACGACCACGAGCCCCAGCGCGAGTAGCCGCCGTCCCGGACCCACGCCCACACGGGCCAGAACAGGCCGGTGAGTCGGGACTTCATGCAACCCGGCGGGATGTTGATCACGAGCCGCTTGATCTGCAAGTTCGTGACGGCCTCGAGATGCTCGGAGACCGCGCCGATGTGCCAGTTGTCCTGGAACGGCTTGCCGGGCTCCGCAATGGGCCAAGCCATCTTCACGAAGTCGCGCAGGCCGCCGCGGAGCCCAAGCTCGCGCTGCAGGTCGACGGAACGGTCGACGAGCTTCTGCGCTTTTCGTGCTGCCACTAATCAGCTTAGTGGAACGTGCTATTCGGTGACCTCGTAACAGAGGTCGTTCGGAGGGTTCGCGAGCTTCTCGCACGTGATCTGGTCGAGATCGAGAATCACGTCGTTGTGCACGCCGCGCAGCGCGTAGAACCAGACGTTCTCGTATTCGACGCCGGCGCGCAGGAGCACGGCCTCGACCTCTCGCTGGTTCACGAGCTGCCGGAGCTTGAAGCGCGACTGGAACTCCTTCTCGATGTTGACGAGGCAGCCCGACGTGACCTTCCGGTTTCGGTACCTCGCAGTGAGCCAGTCGATGTCCGGAGCGAGCAGTTCCACGAAACGCGGGCCGAGGTCGGTCACGATCTGCGGTCTCACGGCTCGCGCTCCACGCAGACCTCTTCGTCCCCGTAGCCGTACATGGGCCGCATCTTGTGGTCCCACGCCACGATGGTGAAGACGTGGTGCTTCGTCTCGTAGCGCTCGCACGGGTGCTCGATGTCCTCGCACGTCACCGCTCCGACCACGAGCGCCGCGAACGTCACGACGAGGAAGAGGATGAACTTCTCGGTGCTGCTCATCCCTGTACCCGCGCGCGGAGCTTCTCGAGTGCCGATAGACGCGCCTGCCGGACCATCTCTTCGCTGATGTCGAGGGCGGCGCAGACCTGCTTGTACGAGAGCTGCTCGATGAAGAGCGCGTCGATGACGAACGCCTCGCGCTCGTCCAGGTCGACCATCCCGTCGGCAATCAGCGCGGCGAGCTCCGCGTTGCGGAACTGCATCTCGGGGTCCGGCTTACGGTCGGGCAGCGCCTCGTGCAGGCCGATCGGTCCGGAGGAGCCCGCCGACGAAAACGTGATACCCGCCGAGCGCGCGATCACGTTCGGGTTCAGCGGCTCGTCAATCGACGCAACGATCACCGGCGCGTTGTTCCACTCGTCGAGCTGCGCCTGCGTGATCCCGAGCTCCTCGGCCGTCGCATCACGCCCGGTGCGCGCGCGGATCTCCTCCTGTTTCTTGTGCACCGTCCACGGCTTGCCGCTTTGGCGCGGACGATAGATGGGGAGATTGTCCGAGATGCAGTCCTGCACCTCGTGGCGAATCCAGTGGGCCGCGTACGTCGAGAACCTCCCGCGCTCCGGAACCCACTTCTTCCACGCGGTGAGCATCCCGATACAGCCGGCCTGCAGGAGGTCCGCCTCCTCGACGTTCACCGGGATCGTGAGGCGCTTCTGAAGCTTCGCCACGAGCTTGCGAACGAGGTTGTAGTTCTCGCGGATCATCCGATCCTCGATGCGCTTCGCCCGCTTCGCGTCGGACTTCGAGAGCGCATCCTTGTATTCTGCAAGCAATTCGGGCGTACTCATCCTCAGTTCCCTCCCAAGGCTTCAGGGGTCTTTCAGGCCGCGCGCGAGGCGAAGTCGACCAGCATCGAGACGCCCTTGTGGATGGGGACGTTGATGTGGATGAAGCGCCCGGAGGGCGCGATGAACTGGACGCCATAGCCGTGCGTCCACGACGTGGGCGCGGTGTGGCGGTAGAGCGGCTGCAGCTTCGCCAGCGTCCCGGGACACCACGCGCCGAATCCGTCGCTGGTCACGGTGCGCTCGACGGTGCTCTGCGATCGGTGCACGTGTCCGAAGACGACGTTCGCGCCGAAGCGGGCCAGGTGCGTCGCCGCCGCGTGCCTCGAGTGCGAGACGCCGTGGACGAAAAAGCACTTTCCGAGGCGGATCGCGCCGGGGATGCTCAGGCCCATGTAGTGCGTCGCGCGGTCGTAATACTTGATGCCACGGTCCTTCAGCCGGAGCATCGCCGACGGCGCGTACTTCGAGAGGAGCGACTTGGCGTCCTTCTGGCTGGAGAACGTCGACGCCACCCAACGTTCGACGCGGGCCTCGTGGTTCCCCTCGATGTAGTGGCAGACGGCCTTCGGCGCTGCGTGCTGGATGTCGTCGAGGAAGTCGTTCGCCGCCGCGCAGTCGTCCTCGTATGACTCGGTCATCTCGTGCGTGTAGCTGCGCGCGTGCGTCGTGAAGACGCCGCCGCAGTCGACGTGGTCGCCGAGGAACACGACCTCGTCGGCGGAGAGCTTCTTGATGTCGCGCACGCACGCCTTCGCGGCGGCCGTGTCGATGTGCGTCCCGTGCGAGTCGGGGATGATGACGCGGACCTTGGAACGGTTCACTTGCACGCCTTGCTGAGCGCTGCTGAGATGGTTTTGAGTTCGGAGAATGACGAGTTGATCGCCGGGGAGAGCATGTCGATCAGGTCATCCTCGACGACGTCGAACTGCTCGGGCGTCATGCCGAGCTTCGAGCGGAGGTAGTGACGTGCGCCGCTGATTGCGAACCAGGCGTGACCTAGCTCGTGAAGGAGGTAATGCCACGCGGCCGTCGGCTCGGAGCACGAGTCCTTGTTTAGACGGATCGTCTGCGTGTCCTGCTCGTACGTGGCGTTCACCGCGGTGCTGAGCAGATTGGAATCGCCGATCTCATCGACCGTCGCCATCACGACGCTAACGGCGACGTTGAGCACGGAAACACGGCCGACCCTCTTCACGCGGCCCTCGACTTCTTGGCGCCGGTACGGATCGCGTCGACGGCCTCGAGATACGACCTCACTCGAACAGCGTAGGGAGCAGCCTGGCGGTTCCAGGGGCGGTCGATCAGAACGGCCAGTCCGTCGGGCTGCACGCCCTTCCACGACTCAAGCGTCTCCGCGCGGTCCTCGACGAGAACGTCGGCGAACTGCGTGACGAGGTGCTTCTTCTTCGTGGGGACACTCACGATGTCGTTCGCCTGGACGTACGGGTCCAGCCACTTCGCTCGCTCGTCCTGCCACGTCGGCGAGCCGCGGAACGGCGCCGTCGCGATCGTCACGTCGCCGAGGTCCTTCAGGATCGAGAGGAAGAGCCGGGCGCCGGGGTACCAGTCGAGCTCCCGGGCGAAACCGGGCGCGGCCATGATGTCGTTCGCGACGTGCAGGGCCTCGGGCGTGAGGGTCCGGGACAGCTCGAAGTGCTTGACGTCGTCGACCGCGTAGCGGTGCCCCCTCGGGGCCAGCCGCTGGAGCAGCCCCCCGACGAAGTCCGCCAGCACCCCGTCGACGTCCACCGCGATGTTCAGAGACAGCTTCACCGGAAACCTCCGCCGTTGTCGAATATCAATCCTTACGACTCGCCTCTGCCGGATTCAAACCGGAATGATTCCGATCGATCGATTCATTGCTGAGGCGCAAGCGTTGCGCACGCACGCTCCGGTTGCGCGACCTCAGCACATGCGAAAGAAGCTTCGCGTTTCTGGCTACTTCTGCGTGTCGCCGATCGTGTAGTGACGTGGGTCCTTGTCCGCGTATTGCGTCCGGAGTTTCTCCATCTGGGCCTCGATCTCGGCATAGGTCGGCCGCAGGTTCACGCTCGGCGGGCGGTCGTCGGTGAGCTTGCCGGCGGCCTTTGCATCCAGGAGAATCGCGCAGCACGCCATCACGTTCGCGAGGTGCTCCGTCCCGTCGACGGGGTCCAGCTCCTCACCGCTGATGTAGGCGTCGAGGTGACGCTTCGCCGCGGACAGGTAGACGCTCGACCGGACGCCGGCGACGCGCCAGTTCCAGGCGCCGTACTTGATCATCCCGGCGAATTGCGCGAGTGCCCACTTGGCCGTCGCGATCGGCGAGCAGAGCCAGAGCGGGACCTTGTTCCCGGCGATCGCGTCCTTGGGGTTCGTCTCCTTGCCGAAGAGGGTCTGGTTCGCCGAGCCGAGGCACTTCGAGCAATCGGCGCGAGCTGTCGAGTGAGTCCACGTGTGACTCACCGGCATCCGGGAGACCATCGCGCCGCAGACGGTAAACAGCTTCCCGTCCGTGACCTTGCCGGCGAGATGATAGACGTCCATCACATCCTCCGCAGCGCGTTCGTGAGCGTGGACCGAGCGACGCCGAGCGTGCGGGCGATCTCCCGGAGCGAGAGCTTCATCGCGAGTAGCGCCGACGCGCGCTCCAGCGTCTCCGTGTCGATCGCCGGCTGCCGGCCGACCTTCGGCTGTCGCGAGCGCCAGGACTTGCACGACGTCGCGTTCGCCTTCGGGTTGCGCGCGCGATATCGGCGGTCCTTCAGCGCGCCCTCACGCAGACGCAGACCGGCCTCCTCGAAGTTCTCCTCGCCGATCTTGAGCATCTGCGCGAGCGAGAACTCACGATGCACCTCGGCCCTCAGCAATTCGGTGTCGAACGCCATTCACCCGCCTCCGGTTGTCGGGCCGCCTCGCGACCCTCTCCAATCAGGTTAGTTGGAACGTGTAAAAACCCCACCAGTTAGGTGGGAGATCAAGCCGCCTTCAGCTCCGACTCGCGCGTGTGGTTCGCGCACGTGTGCTGCTCCGGCGGCGTCGGCCCGGTGAAGAGCTTCCCGCACGACGGGAGCTTCACGCCCTTCGGTCCACCGCTGCCGTCGCAGACCCACTCGCCGTTCCACGGGGCCAGCCTGCCGTCGGCGTCCTTCACCGCGAACGCGCCCTTCGACCAGTACGACATGATGACCGGGGGCGCCTTCGCAGGGACATCGGGGAGGAAGTCGTTCGCGCCCGTCTCCATTCGCTCCGACCAGGCGTGCGCCTTCTCGTGGAGCATCCTATCGATCTTCGTCTCGCCGATGTTCTCGTCGTGGACGTGCACCACATTCCGCGAGCCGAAGAGGATCGATTTGCGGTCCACGTAACACGCCTTCGCGAGGAGCCAGATCCCGCGCCCCGCGGCCGACGCGCCCAGCGACTGGAAGTTCGTGTTGCACGCGGCGCAGTACGGCGCGAGGCCACGCAGCCAGCCACTGATGGGCACCTCGACGTTCGCCATCCGCGTTGGGTTCGCGCAGAGACGGTTGATGTACTCGAAGTACAGCTCCATCTCCGGGAACGCCGTCATCCAGTCGTCGGTGTACTGTTCGGCCTTCTCGAGCGCGCGCTGCGGGTCCGCGTCGAACGTGACGTCGTACGTCTTGCGCGCCCAGAGCAGGAGCTTCTCGTTGCCGAGGCCACCGGGCTTGCCGAAGTTGAAGACCTTACCGACCTGGCGCGCGTTGTCGACGTCGGGGCGCTTCTTGTGCTTCTTCGCCTCGTCGTACGCCATGCCGAGGATCTTGGCGGCGACAATGAGGTGCGGATCGAGCCCGGCGTTGAGCGCGTCCGCCAGCGCGGAGCGACCGAACAGCTTGATGCAGACCTGCGCGAGCGTCCGCAGTTCAAGCATCTCATAGTCGGCCTGCAGGAACACGTACCCAGGCCTCGGGACGAAGCACTCCCGGGGGCCGACGCCTCGCCCCCAATTCTGCATGTTGGGCTTCGAGCTCGTCGTGCGCCCGGTCGCCGCGATGTCGAAGCGCGTGTGGATCGGATAGACCGTGCCCTTCATCAGCGCGGCGCAGTCCTTGTTCAAGACCGTGCCGAGGCGCGTGTAGTCGGCGTAATCCATGAGGAGAGGGTCCTCCGTCATGTCGCACGCATCCTCGGAGAGCGCGGTGTACTTGTCCTCGAGATCCTCGAGCGGGATGTTCTTGTCCGCCTTCCGCTTCTCCGCGCCCGTCTTCGTGAGCGGCACCTTCAGGCCCGACTCGCGACAGACCTTGCGCATGTACGCCGCGGCGGCCTTCGTGTCCCTCGAGCCATCCGCGCGCACGAAGCCGACCTCGCGCAAGCGCTCCGCGATCTTGTCGCGCTCTTGCTCGGTGCGCTGGGCCAGCTTGGCGACACGCTCGGGGTTCGTGCGAACACCCCACGCGGAGCAGAGCGCAAGCGCGAACGCGCGGCGGGCCTGCTCGTACTGCAGACGCAGGTACGGCACCGCGTGCTTCTCCTGCGCGACGTGCGCGACGGCGGTGACGACCGAGTCCTCCTTCGCGTAGACGGTCGGGGAGGGGCCCGTGAAGCCACGCCCGGCGGCGATCTCGTCCCAATCCTCGACGCGGAGGGGGATCAGTTCGCCGTACCGCAGGCGCGTGTGCCGCGGGTCCTCGATCATCTTGCCGTCGGGGCCCTTCACCTTCTGGGGCTTGTCGAGATCCATTCCGTACTTCCGCGCCACGTCGGCGAGGCTGTACTTCGGCTTGATCCAGCCGCCGCTCTCGGAGTGGAATCCCTGGTACCTGCCGGCGGCTATGTCGAGGAGCTTTTCCCGGATCTGCACGTCGGTGACGCGGTCGTCGTCGTACGCCTTGAAGACCTGATCGACGAACTCGGGGAAGTTCGAGCAGACGACCGCCGCGTCGAACGCCGTGTTCGCGCCGGAGAGGGTGACGCTCGGGTCGTAGAGCTTCGAGTGGAGGAGGTCCCTGGCGTCGCGCGCGTGGAGGATGCCAGCCGCCGACTCGCCGACCGTAAGCCACGTGAGGCACGCCATCTCCGGCGCTGTCACGCCCGGGCGAATGAGCGCGGTCTCGCTATCGAAGGACCAGATCGATGACGCCATGCCGGCTCGGCTCCTGTTCGACGAACTCGATGGTCCACGGGCCGCCGGCGGGCATCGTCGTGTAGACCTCCGCGCAATCGCGTCGCGAGCTCCACACGTGGCCGATGCCGCCGGCGACCCTCGCGCGGAAGTGATTCCCGCAGCGGATGACGAAGGGCCTCACGCCCCTACGCCAACTCCAGGTACGAGGAGGAGTCGCCTCGCTTCGCTGTCTCGAGCGCGTCCGTCGCCTCGGCCTCGGTGAAGCGCAGCGCCTCCGCCTTCGTGGCCCGCCACGGGCCGAAGCACGCGCTGATAGGAACGCCTAGATACGTGTACCCGCCCCACGCTGATCGACGACGAATGACGTACTGTTTCGGCGGCGCCGGCTTCTTCGGCACGAGCGTGACGATGCGGAGGCGCTCTCGGATGTCCGGCTCCGGCAAGAACGAATTGTCGTTGATCACCTGTCGTCGCTGTATGACGGCCTGTTCGTACGAGTCGTGCTTCTTCGCGTTGCGCTGCTTGAACTCCCAGCGGTTGTCCTCGCCCACGTAGGGCAGCGACGTCTTGCTCATATCCTTGACGATGTACTTCGACATCACGCACCTCCTTCGTCCAGCGACGGCGCCGGCTTCCCCTGCAGGGCCGCGACTCGCTCGATCTGCCGCTGCACTGCGATGCCCGACGCCGAGAAGACGTCGACGTTCATCGAGCCGCAATTCAGCACCGGGCACGTGTCGAACACGCCGCCCTCCTCGAGGCCAAGGTCCGTCTTCTCCGTCTCCGAGCGCGGGCCTTCCCATCCGCACGCATTGCAACGCACGACGCAATCGGGCATATGCCCCTCCTGTTGTGGGACTCCCGAATTGGGAGTCGATTATGGCGGCGCCGTGAGGGCTCGAACCTCACTGGACCGGAGCTGGCCCTCACCCCGAAGTCCGCCTAGCCCGTTACCGGGCCGCGCCAGATGGCCCCGAAGGGCCGGAAGCTAATCAGCCGAAGTCGATCCGGGAATCGACCGGGAAGAAGTCGTGTCGCGTGAAGTTCTGCTTCTTCTCCTTCGTGATCTTCGCCGTCGTCTCGACGCCGACCTTGCGGCCGCGCATCGGGTTCTTCGACTCGTCGCACGCCTCGAACGTGATGGTCTCGATGACCGGGTCCACCTTCGCCCTGAGGTACTCCTTCTGCTTCGGATCGCTGTAGTCGTACCCGAGCGCGGCGTAGAGGAACGCCTTGATGGCCGGGAACGCGACGTCCAGGTCCTTCATGCTCTGGAACCACGACCGCTTCGCGCCGACGGGGTCCTTCTCCTCGTTCGACGACTTCGTCACGGCGCACTCGACGATGAAGCCCTTCCCGCTCCTCCGCGTCTCCTTCAGGATGATCTTCTGAATCTCCAGCTCGTATCGACCGCCGGCTTCGAGGTACTGGCCGTTCTCGTAGATGCCCTTCTCACGCAACCCCGCAAAGGGATTCACCGCACCGCTCATTCGTACTGACCGATCTTGATCTGCGAAACACTATCAACCGCAGGGGCGCGCGAGCCGGGAGCGTAGCGTGTCGCCGTTACTCGACTTGCCCGCTGTTTCATGAGGATAACGCTCAAACCCCTCGCGGGTTCTCCCCGCGTAGCATGGCGGTACAATGCTCCGTCCCCCGCCCGCGCGCCCCTGACACAATGAGCGTAGGAGATACGTATGAACTCCCAACCAGTTCGCTCCTACATCGCGAACGGGATGGCGCCCGGTGTCTGCTTCATCTGCACGACCTTCTGCCAGCGGGCGCCCTTCAGCGCGACGATCTCCGCCTCGCTCGGGAAGTCGACCGTCGCGATGAGCACCTTCTGGTCGGCGCCGTACGTGTCCTCGGTCGCGCGCGCTTGCGACATGACCCGCTGCCAGGCGTCCCAATGCTCGCGGCAGCCGAGGAGGAACTCCGCGCTCACCTCATCGGCCTCCTGGCCGTCACGGTGCGTGCGCCCGAGAAGCTGCTCCGCGTCGGCCGCCTGCGTGATGCCGGTCGTGATGAGGTTCTGGTTCCAGGGCTGCAGGTTCTGGCCCGTGCCGCACGCGGCGACGGAGCAGATGATCGGACGGACCTTCTCCCTCTTCTCGCGAATCGCCTGGGCCAGCTGCGGGAGCGACTCGCCGGTCTTCGTGAGCGCGCCCTGCGCGAAGTACGGGATGCCCGTGCGCCGAGACAGCTCTTCGGCGAAGAACGTGTGCTCGACCCACACGATTCCGGGGTTCTCTTCCATCCACGCTTGACAGGTCTCGAGCGCGGAGTCATCGTGCCATTGGGCCCTGGGTACCGGCGTGAAGGTTGGCTTGATTCGCAGCCAATCGTGGAGCTCCGGTGAACGCAGGGCCCCGCTCTTTACCGCGTTGACGACCTGAAGCTCCGTGTCGAGCGTCCGGCTCCGCGAGAGGGTGTCGCGCACGAACTTCGCCCATGCGCGTCGCGCGTCGAGCCACTCCTGCGGCGGGCGCGGGTCCCACACGTAGTGGAGGCCGAGCGCGAGCTCGCGGGCGTGCCGCCAGATCGCGACCGCTTCGGACTCCTGCCAGCCGTCGGGCGTCTCCCACTTCGATCGCAAGGTGTCGAAGTGCCCGTTCGTGACGGGGTGCTCCGGGTAGCGCTTCGCCGTGATGTTCAGGCTGCAGTCGACCTGATCGCCCGTCGTCTCGACGAAGCCCGGCGTCTCGCTGAGTCGCTGGCGGAACGCACGGCGCGCGTCGGTGAGCTCGTCGCCCGTGCGAGGTCCGCTGGCGGCCAGCTCGACGAGCGGGCCCGGGTTCACGCGGCGGAGCGCGTTCACGCCGTCATCGAGCGCGTCGGCCCACTCCTCGAGTTCGCCGTCGTGCAACGGAATGGGGGAGTTGTCCTTCAGCGCCCAGCGAATCAGGTGCGCCGCGTCCTTCAGCGACTTCTTGACGACCGTCCCGGAGAGGACGATGACGCGCGTGTCCGGTAGCTCGCGCATGTAGCGGAGCAGTCGCTTCGTGACGCCGGCCTTCTTGTTCTTCGCCCGGTGCGCCTCGTCGAGGATGATGAGGTCGGGCGTGTACTGGCTGAAGAGGTTCGCCGCGCCGATGCGTCCGAGGAACTCGTACGACAGGATGCGGAGATTGCGCGCGACCTTCCAGTGCTTCGCCAGCTCCTTGCGCTCGTCCTCCGTCTTCTTGATCAGCGACGCGGGGAGGATGAGTAGCGGCACGCGCGCCGGCGGATCGAGCACCGTCGGCGCGAGCATCGTGATGAGCGTCTTGCCGGCGCCGACGCGCAGCGAGCCGACGAGGCCCCCGTACACGCCGATGTCGTGCAGCGCGAGGGCCTGCTTCGGTCGGAGCTTCCACGTCCCCTGCGTCGTCTTGAGCCGCTCGGTCATCTGCGACGCGAGCCACTCCAGCTCCGCGTCCGACCACGTGCGCCGCGGGAGGTTCTGGATGCGGTGCCACTCGTCGGTGCGAGCGATCGACCGCTTCGAGAACCAGCCCGGCGGCGGGTTGGCGGGGAAGGGGTTGCTCAGAGCTTCTTCCCGCCGTGCTTGTGCGGCCGCGTCTTGTTGAACGCGAGCTTCTCCGCCACCGCGGCGTCGAGGTCGATGCCGTAGTGGACCGCAAGGTCCGCGATTCGAATGATGGCGTCCGCGAGCTCGCTCGGGATGCCGCACGGCTTCCGCAAGCGCTCGTTGACCTCGTCTTGATCGACCACACGAGCGACCGGCGAATCGAACCGCCCCTTCGACGGCAGCACGCCGCTCGGGTTCTCGTACCAAGTCTGATCCGGCCGCTCTCCGGCGCGGAAGTCCTCGAGCGCCTCGCTCAGCTCCGAATGGATGAGCGCGATGCGCTCTCCGAAGGTCGCCGGCGAGTCGTAGAAGCCCTTGGCCTTCCCCGTCTCGTAGGCGTCCAGCCCGATCTCGCGGAGGTTCATGCGTCCCTCTGCAGACAGAAGAGCGCCCACGCGAGGCGCTTGCGCGTTCGCTTCTGCTCCGCCGCCTCGAGACGCGCGTGGTCCGCCGGCGTGGTCGGGGTCTTGGCCGCCGGGAAGCCGCCACGGGCGTAGACGCGACGCGCGCGAGCCGCCGCCGAGAAGAGCTTCCCGCGCTCGCGCGAGACCTCGATCTGCTTGAGCGTCTCGCGCTGCGCCTCGTGCAGCCCCTCGATGCGATCGACCTGCGCGGAGCACGCGGCGATGATCCCCGCGACGGCCGATGCGATGAGCGCCCGAGTCGGGTAGCGGTTCACGCCGACACCCGCTTCTCGAGGCGGGCGATCGTGCGCTTGAAGACCGCGATGACGTCCTTCTGCGTCGTCTTGGGCACGTCGTTGAACACAACGATCGAGCACCCCTTGTACTTGCCGACCGCCACGTAGCCCGTTTCGCGCAGCTCGGCGATCGCTGCGTCGGCGACCTTGTCATCGGGCGTGGCGGCGAACACTGCACCGACGGCGCACCAGCAATTCGCCTCCGGCTTGCGCGCCGCCTGTCGTCCTCCCATCCAGCTCCACGCACGGATCGTGACGCCGTTGGAGTTGACCTCACGCCCCCAGGCCCCCTTCGCCCACGCCACGGGCTTCGAGATGCGCTTCATCGCGCGCTTGAGGGCGGACAGGATCTTCTTGGTCTCGGTCTTCGTCTTCATTGTTCGCTCCACGCTCGCTTGTTGTTCATCGCCGCCGTGGCTTCGAGCACACGACCGTCCTCTCCCCGGACGAGGGACCCCTTCTCGACGCGCATCGCGTACGCCTGGCAGCACTTCGCCGGCATCGCGCTACGGTCTTCGTTCACGCTCCCGCACGCGGCGCAGAGCCACGTCTCGCCCGTCGGGGCGATCAACCGCCGAGCACCTCGCGCATCGTCGCGATGATCTGCGCAATCTCGTGCACCTGGACGTTCTCCATCTCGACGTCGACCGTGCCGAGCGCGCCGTTCAAGCTCACTTTCACCTTGTCGACCGTGAAGTGCTTCAGCGCCGGCGCATCCTCACGCGGCGGAACACACGGCACCTCGACGCGCTCGGTAGGGCGCTTGGTCGGGAGCTCGGTCTTCGGCGCCGTGTGCTTCACTGCGATGAGCTTCTCCCGGAGAAGGTGCTCCTCCAGCTCGCGCTTCGCCTGGGAGCGCTCGATCATCTGTCCGCGAGAGGACCAGGGCTCCATCGGCCCGTTGTCGTCGATGTTCCCGCTCGAATACTGGATCACACCGGGGTGATCGAGCGGCACCCAATCCTGGGGACCGTGTCCGAGGAAGCGGTCGAGCGTCCCGTTCTGGCGGAATACCCAGCTCATCGCCCGAGCCCCATCACGGTCACGGCCGCCTTCGCCATCAGCGCCGACTTGCACGCCGCGCCTTCCGGGGTCCTGGAGTCCAGGACGATGTCCCCGTACGTGCCCTCGTCCACGTACTTCACGACGAGCGCGGACAGGACGCCGGGTCCCTGCCCGTAGTCGTGCATGCGGTAGTCGGCCTTGCCCGTCGCCGCCGTGTTCTCCGCCTGCGCGCGGGCGACGAGCTTCTCCAACGTGGTCGCCTGGCGACCGATGGGGAAGCAGTCGACGTAGAGCGTGAAGCCCGACTCCGTCTCGGCCTTCGGCGTGTTCGCGGTATTGGGCGAGCTCGCATCCGTGCGACCGGTCTCCGCCGCGCTTGCGTCGTACGTGATGATCTCGTCCTTGGGCTTGTTCTTCGAGCCCTTCGGGCGACCTCGGCCCTTCTTCTCCTCGGTCTCGGGGGCCGGCGCGTCGGCCGTCTGTCCGGCGAGCACCGCGGCGGCCTCCGCCTGGGTCGTCGGTGCGGAGGATTGCTCCGGCGGGTTGATTGGCTGGTCGGAGACGGGCAGCGTCGACGCCTTCGGCGCGCGCAGCGGATCGACCGGGGTCTGCGCCGGGTCCGCCCACGCCGGGAGCTTCGGCTCCTCGGGGGCGGGCGTCGGAGCGGGCTCCGCCGGCTTCGCGCCCATCAGGCGCCCCAAGAGTCCGCCGGCGGGCGCGGGAGCGGGCTCGGCGTTCTGCGTCCCGAGGCGGGAAAGGAGCGAGGTCGTCTTCTGGTCGGCGTTGCTCATTGCGCGGATCGTCTCCTCCGGCGACAGGTTGCACTGCGCCGTGAACGGGCAGCCTCCGAACATCCCACACGCCCGAGGATTGGGCGGAAGTTCGAGCGGCTGCTGCTTTCCAATGAGTGTAGTAACAATCTCCTGAGCACCCTTTTCGATTAGTGGGAACATGTAATCCACGTGTTCCCGACTCACCTCCTGCAGCACGGGTAGGGACTTCCGCGTCTTGCGCGTCTGGAAGTACGTCCACTGCAGGCGGACCTTCGGCGCGTCGGGCCACCGTAGGAGAGCGCTCTTCGCGTACAGGATCGCCTGCGTGTCCTCGAGCAGATCCTCCGGCGTCTTCGCCCACTTCACGTCGCCCGTCGTCTTGTGGTCGAGCACGTCCGGGATGCCGTCCTCGCCCGGCGCCTTCAGCACGTCGATGAAGCCTCGGTACCAGATGCCCGTCGCCGGGGACTGGAACTTGAAGTGCTGCTCGATCTCGAGCCCCGGCGCCCCTGGCTTCGGTAGATGGTGCAGGCCGCTCGCCGCGATGTTCCCCGCCTCCGAGTCCGCCACGAAGTCCGGCATCTCCCCGGTCTTCAAGTAGCGCTCGAGTTGAGCGTGCACCTTCACGCCAAGTGCCGCAGACTTGTGCGCTTCCGGCCGTAGCTTGGCAACGTACTTCCACGCCCACTTCCGCTGGCACTCGTGCCACACGTTGAGCTGGCTCGCGCTCATAATGCGCGGGTCATCTTCTCCCGCCGCTCGATTCGTCTCCGGGGCGGTGGGGGGCTGTTGCACTAATCAGGTTAGTCGATTCCAGATACCTCGTAGGTCGCCTACGCTGATCCGTGACGGCGTCGGAGAAGACCTGCTCTCGATGCCGAACGCTGAAGCCGCTGTCGGACTTCTACCGACGCGGGCGAAGCGGACGGCTACACTCGCACTGCCGCGCCTGCCAATACGAGTACAGCAAAGCGTGGGCGGCTAAGAATCCGGAGGCGCGAAGAGCGCAGAACCGACGCGCGTCTCGGAAAGCGTCTGCTAATCGACGAGGCCATCGCGAACCGACGGACGTCCCGCCGAGACCTCCGAACGGAACCCCGTGCACAATCTGCGGAGATCCAATGAAGGAGGTGTGCATGGATCACTCGCACGCGACGGGATTCTTTCGCGGATGGTTGTGTCACTCGTGCAATCTCGGATTGGGCAAGTTCAGGGATTCCCCGGATCTTCTTGTGCGAGCTGCGGCGTACCTGCAGCGAAAGGATCAATGAGTCTCGACTTCGACCGTCTCGCGGTCTTCCCCCTGTATGGAGTGGGAGAAGACGGGCGGTGTGGGTGCGGTGCGATCGACTGCAAGGCAGCCGGTAAGCACCCCCTCATGCCATACGCACAACTCGGCATTGCGGAGAAGTGGAGCGGGGGAGAGGACTCGAGCTTCGGGATCGCCACGGGCCATCGCAGCGGCGTGTTCGTCGTCGACGTCGACGTGCGCGACGATCGCAACGGGCTCGAGGCGCTCGCCGCCATGGGCGAGTTCCCCGAGACGTACACGGTTCGCACACCGACGGGCGGGTACCACTTCTACTTCGCGCTGCCCGACTTCCCGGTGAAGACGTCGGGGAATCAGGTCGCGCCCGGCGTCGACATCCGAGGGGAAGGCGGCTTCGTCGTCGCGCCCGGCATGCCGCACAAGAACGGGGGCACCTACGAAGAGGTCGTCGACGTTCCGCCGGCGGCCGCACCCGCGTGGCTCCTCGAGCTCCCGTGCCTGCGCGGCTCGGTGCGCAACGTGTCCGAAGGTCCGCAGTCGCCCAACGCGCCGATTCCGATCGCGCCCGAGGACCCGGACTACGGCCGGAGAGTCGTGCTCGGGCGCGAGCACTGCGAGACCGCGCCGCCGGCGGTGGAGGGCGACGGCGGGAGCGTGGCGCTGCTCCGAGTGTGCATCTACCTCGTACGTAGATTGGAGCTTCCAATTGCCGTAGCTCGGCAGTTGGTCGCAGAGGTTTACAACCCCCGCTGCTCGCCGGAGTGGAGCGACTTCGAGATCGACCACAAGCTTGAATCGGCGCGCGACTCGTCGGAGATCATGCCCGGCATCGCGCCACCGACATGGAACGAGATGGTGGAGCGCGCCGCGGCGCCTCGTGCCATGCGTGAGGTCGGTGGGTCCGCCGGCGGCCGACGCACGCGCTCGGACACGCACGTCTATACGTACACGGCGGCGGAGAGCCCTGCGGCCTCCGAGGTCCGCAAGCTCCCGCCGGCCGAGGTCGCGTTCATCCTCGCATCGAACGCGGAATGGACGGGCGTCCTGCAGTACGATCTCTTCCGCCGTCGCGTGTGGGCCGTCGATCCGCCACTGAAGCTCGATTGCGAGACGCTCACCGGGCTCACGAAGGAAGACGTCGTCGACATCCAGTATTGGCTATGCTCGAACGGCGTTGCGGCCTCGAAGGAGGTCGTCCTCGACGCGATCATCGCCGCGTCCCGACGCAACGCCTACCACCCCGTGAAGGAATACCTCGAGACCTGCCGCGCGCGCCGGGTGCCGGGGATTTTAGACCAGGCCGCCACCGTTCTCTTCGGCGTGCAGTCCCCAATCGCGAACCTGTTCCTGCGCCGGACGCTGATCGCCGCCGTTCGACGCATCTACTCCCCGGGGACCCAGGTCGACACGATGCTCGTCCTTCACGGCGCGCAAGGCGCTCGGAAGAGCACGTTCGTGCGCGAGCTGTTCGGCCGCGAGTTCATCCGCTCCCAGATGCCGAGCCTGGACACGAAGGATGCCTCGAACGCGCTCCGCGGATATTGGGGTATCGAACTCGCCGAGCTGGATCGCATCGCGCGCGCGGAAAACGCCACGGTGAAGGAGTTCCTCACTCGAGTGGACGACGACTACCGCAAGGTCTTCGGCATCGACGAGAACAAGTACCCGCGCGAGTGCGTGTTCGTCGGCACGACCAACGAGAACGACTTCCTTCGGGACTCGACAGGGAATCGGCGCTACTGGCCCATCGCCGTCGAGAAGGTCGACCTCGAGTGGCTGCTCGCGAACCGCGACGCGATCTGGGGCGAGGCCCTGCACCTGGCGGAGGCGGGCGAGCCACACTGGATGGATCGCGTCGAGGAAGAGCACGCCGAGGCGGCGCGCGATCCGTTCGTCGTTCACGACCCGTGGCACGACGACATCCGCGACTTCCTCCGGGGACGCAAGCGCGTGAAGGCGACCGAGGTTTACGAATACGCCATCGCGCGCGGTACGACCGACAAGACCAAGTATGGGCGCGCCGAGCAGCTCCGGGTCACGGACACGCTCCGCCGACTTGGGTGTGAGCAGAAGAAGTCCAACGGAGAGCGCGTGTGGACGGTCCCTGCCGAGCTGGCGGAGTCGGCGCCGGTCGATCCCGCCAAGCGATTCGCAGAGGCATTATCCGCGCGCACGAACTGATTATCCGGGAATAAACAATTCAAAGCCCACCCAGCCCCGGCTCGGTGGGCTTTTTCGTGCCCTGAAGGGGCGGTTCGGGGTGTCATCGGTCCCTGAGAGAAAAGCCAATGATTTCGCAAGATAGGCACGAGACAGGGACAGAGGGACAGAGATAGATAATGGGTATGATTGGTAGCGGTGGGGGAGGGGTGCCCGGCGGTGGGGACGAATCTCCCGGTATACGGAGGGACTGTCCCTCCTGTCCCTCCGTCCCTGTTTGACATGTAGGTAGGAGCACATCCCGGTCACTACGCTGATCGGTGAGCGAGATTCTGAAGAAGCAGCGGCGACTGGACATCCAGACCGCGCCCGTCGACATGAAGCTGCAGCGCACGCCCCAGGGTGGCCTGATGGCGCGCGCGACACCGACCCGGTGCGGGGTGCTCGAGTACACGTACCCGGGCGGCAAGAAGGTCCGCGAGCTCCGACATCCCGACGAGGTGTTCCGCTCGGACAGCCTCGAGTCGCTGCGTGGCGCTCCCATCACGGTCGGACACCCCAACGTCCCCGTCGACGCCGCGAACTGGCAGACCCTGGCGAAGGGGCACGTCGGCGATGACGTCCACCAGGACGGGAAGTTCGTCGCGGCGAAGGTCCGCATCCAAGATGCGGCGACCGTCGAACGCTGCATCGACGCGACCCGGCCCGATCGTCTGGTGGAGATGTCGTGCGGCTACGACGCGGACGTCGAGTTCACGCCCGGCGTCTGGCAGGGAGAGCGCTACGACGCCGTCCAGCGGAACATTCGATACAACCACGTGGCGCTCGGACCTCGTAATTGGGGCCGTGCGGGCAACGAGGTGGGTCTCCGTCTGGATGCACAAGAGGGAAGTGAGGATATCACTCCCTACACTTATCTTGTGAATCACATCGATCAAGCCGACCCGGCGGCGCCGGTCACCGTTCTGGACGCGAAGGACTTCGTGTCGAAGGCGGACCACGAGAAGGCGTTGGGCGTGAAGGAGTCCAAGATCGCCGAGCTCGAGGCGAAGCTCGCATCGCAGACGAAGCGCGCGGACAGCGCGGAAGCGCAGATCGCCCCGGCGGCTCTCGACGTGCTCGTCGCTGAGCGACAGTCGATCGTCGACACGGCCCGCTCGGTCATCGGCAAGGAGTTCAAGGCCGACGGCAAGAGCGCGCACGCGATTCGTCTCGAGGTCGTGACGAAGGCACGCCCGTCAATGAAGTTTGACGGCAAGTCCGAGGCGTACGTCGCCGGCGTGTTCGAGACGCTCGCGGCTTCGGAAGCGGCGGCGACCGCGTCGCACGAGAAGGTGTCGACCGCGAAGACCGATTCGACCAGCGCCGACAAGGTCGGCACCGCGTTCGACGGGATGATCAAGGACCTCCACGGCCAGTTTCAGGAGAACAAGTAATGGCGGGCATTCAGATTCCCCAGACCGATTACGAGCAGACCCCGACCACTTTCGCCGCGGGCATGCCGGCTCGGCCGCTCGGGAACGGTGAGACCGTCGAGCACTTCGTGGCTTCGGTCGACATCGATCCGGGCACGCTCGTCGAGGTCGTGAACGGCGCGGTCCGTCCAGCGCAGTCGCTGAACGGCGCGCTCAAGCCGCTCGTCGGCGTGGCGCTCCGCATGCTCACGCACACGAACGCGACGTCGTTCTCGCCGCCCTTCACCACGTGGAAGGCGGGCCAGCAGGTCCCCGTGATGCGCAAGGGGCGCATCTACGCGAAGTGGAGCGGCACCACGCAGCCCGAGTACGGGAAGCTGAACTACTCCCACTCGAGCGACGGCACGCACAACCAGGGCGTGTTCACCGACGCGGCGACGGCCAGCACCGCGGGTGCGGAAGTCGACAACTGCCCGAACGGCGTTCTCTCGGTGAAGTCGACCGGCTCCACGTCGGTTTGCCTCGTCGAGCTCAACCTGCCCGCCGGCTGATTCTCAGGAGACGGAGACACAATCACATGAAGAGGGTTTTCCGCGCCGACGCGATTCAGGCGCTCGTCAATCAGGGGCACCTCGACGCAGGCGAGGGCATCGTCTTCGCTCGCGAGCTCGAGAACATCGAGGCGCAGGTCTACGAGATCAAGTACCCGGACCTGAAGGGGCGCTCGATGCTCCCGGCGTTCGGCGGCCTCTCGCCCACGGACGAGACGTGGACCTGGCGCATCATGGACAAGCAGCTCGCCGAGGCGGACGAGGCCGAGCTCACGACCGACGAGATCCCGACGGTCGACGTCCTCATGGCGGAGACCCACTCAGGCTTCGTCGACATCGTTCAGGGCTACGGCTACACGATCGACGAGATCCAGAAGTCGCAGCGCCTCGGGCGCCCGCTGGACCTCACGCGCGCGACGCTGGCGCGTGAAGCGGTCGAGCGCAAGTTCGACTCGATGATCGCGCTCGGCTCGAAGAACGCTTCGCTCAACGGGCTGTACGGGTTGCTGAACCAGCCGCTCGACACGGCGTCTGGCTTCGTGCACTCGGTGAGCGTGGCGAGCGGAGACCTCACGGCGGGCGCGTCGGGCACGGGGACCGTGTGGGACCCGAACGCGGCGTCGAACGCCTGCACGGTCAAGGAGATCGTTCGGCAGCTGAACCAGGCGTTCGCGTACGTCACGGTGGGGACGAACATGATCCACCGCCCGGATACGCTGGTCCTCGACACGAAGACCTACACGGCCTGGGAGACCACGCCGGCGAGCCTCGCGGACGCGAACTACTCGGCGTCGGACAAGAGCCTGCTCGATTACATCAAGGGCCAGTGCAAGTGGCTCAAGAACATCGACTGGTGGCTCAAGTGCAACACGGCGGGCCCCTCGAGCAAGGCGCGCGCGGTCCTGTACGAGAAGAAGCAGGAGAACGGGTGCTACGGCATCTCGCGCGAGTTCACGCAGATGCCGGTGCAGGTCAAGAACTTCAAGTTCTGGATTCCCTGCTTCGGCAAGTGCGGCGGCGTGAAGATCCGCTACCCCAAGTCGATGGTCTACATCGATGGCATCCAGCCCTGATAGCTGAGACAGGGTGACGGGCTGAAGCCCCTGGTCGGAAACGGCCGGGGGCTTTTGCTATTGGGGAGGGGTGGTCACCATGCCACCCTCCTTTTCGAGGTAGGTGGCGCATGCGCGCAGACGCGCCGGCGAATCGCCCGAGTGTCCGAGCGTGAGGTTGCACGCCTGGCACACCCAGCCGCGGAACGCGCCGGACTTGGCATCATGGTCGCGATGAGGGGTGGTCATAGGATCCGCGCACACGGCGCACGCGCGTCCCACGTTCTCATTCCGTTCGTGTTGGGAGCGAGTGCTCTGCTTCACCCAGGAGCGCATGCAGACCACACATCGCCTCGTTGCCGCATATCGGGTCGTGTTGTTGCACCGCTTGCACGGCGCTGCTTCATAGGTCTCGTATTGCTTCACTAATCAGCATAGGCGTTCTGCTTAGATGCCCTGCTTCAACAAGCATGCTTTTCGTAAGTATGCGGACAAGCATGCTTTTTCCACAAGCATGCTTTTTCTACAAGCATGCTTTTTCATTGCGCTTAGCATTGTAGTGGAGTGGAGTGGAGTGGAGTGGAGTGGAGTGGAGTGGAGTGGAGTGGAGTGGAGTGGAGTGGAGTGGAGTGGAGTGGAGTGGGGCGGGGTGGAGTGGAGTGGAGGGGG